CTTCAAAATATTCCCTCCATCCTATCAACACTTCGTTCCCGAGATGCCTGGCGACTCAGGGTATACCCTTATGGAACGCCTCTACATGGAGGAGATGGAGCGGCTCGAAAATGAGCCAACTCCGGAGCAGGTGGATGAGCTGTTTGAAGCTCTGGGAAGGAGCTTCAAATGAATCGATACGGAAGGTGGTGCAAAATTTATACGGAGCTTATACGGTGGGGGCATTCGACCCTATCCGAGGACGAGACATATACCACAGTTAAGAAGCATATCGCGGAGGCCATGCTTAATGAAATGATGCAGCCATGGCCTGAAGGTGCAGATATATCTACCAGTGCCGAGATGGCTGTAGAAATTTGGCGAATTACAAAAGAGGAAGGAGTGGCTAAATGAGATACGTAACAGAAGAAGTGTGTGACAGATACATCAGGGACGCCGTACTTGCGGCGTTCGCGCTAATCCGCGCCCAGGCGGAAATACTGGAATGCGATGAAAGTGTCCCAAAGGGGATGCATAAGATGATAACTGACGCCGCCTCGCTGGTGGTCGAAGAGGTCATCTCATCCGCTATCTATGTGCTTGAGAAGAGTGGCGACGATTTTATCAAACAGATAAAAGCGGCTACCGCCGAGATGATGGAGGAGGAGAATGACTAGTCACAAAAACAGATGGTGTTTTGGTTGGATCTTTGATCGCCGCGAAGGTGCCGCCAAAACGATACCCTATCGGAATCAGGGATCCTTGATAGAAACCACAAACGAATCCTTGCAAGCCACGCACACGTTTGGTGAACTCATCGCCTTCACTTGGACACCACCTGGACGGAAGCTGACCGAACCGGAAGTGAATGCCCGAATTGATAAATTTTATTGGGAATGAAAATAGAAATCAAAGAACCTAGGCCGGGATGGACTCCCGTTACTGTTGAGTTTAAACTCGAAACACGCACGGATGCTGTATTCATGTGGGCGGCAGCTCTCAACTCCAAAAACCTTGATTTGGCAGACATGACCGACGAGGATCTGCACATCCGAGCTGATCTATTCGAGTATACCATGAAGGAGATATTGAAGAAATAGATATGGATATTGGAGCATACCTAACATTTCACCACGCCAATCGCTTGCTTTGCGGTCAGGTGGTGAGACTAAAGAAAGTCGCTGACAGTCCCGAAGACTGGAAGCTCGAAGTGAGGGGTCGTAGTGGCCGCTCGCTCATATTGGAGAGCTACATCGATAGCGGGTGTATGCTCTGGCCGAATTGGGAGCATTGCGACCTATTCATCTCGGGTGGTTGGAAGACCCTGGCTGATGCCGGGTTCGTTCGCACTTACTATTTCGATGCGGCATCCGCCCGAGAGCAGGACCGAAAGGACCGCCTTGCTCGGAAGCCAAGCATGGTGAGGGAGGATCAAGAGCAGGAAACCAAAATATCGCCGGAACAATTGGAAAGCTTAGTCCAAATGGACAGGATTGGTCGCATAGATATGGATAAACTCCTATCCCTCCGGGATTGGGTAAAAGGTATGGGGTTAGATCAATATCCCTACCGAGTGTCGTATGAAGGGGAAGATAAATGACACCTGATGATCTAAACAAACACCTTAGTCAGCATATAGACGTGGTTATGAAGACCTACTTCCCCAACGCCAAGCGTCGGGGGAGTAGCTACGCCATGGGGGATTTGGATGGTGGCGAGGGCCAATCCACAGGGGTCTATCCCGGTAGGGGCGGTATCTATCTAGCCAAGGACAAATCGACCGGAGAATCCACGAACATCCTCAAGCTAGTGATGCGACAGGTGGGCAACTACCACGAAACCCAGGCTGAGATAAAGGCATTGCTAGGCATCACAGATGTGCAGACGGTGGCCGTTGCACCCAAGCCCGAGACGCCCAAGGTGCAGGTCAAGCCACTCACCGGATCCTGGGCAATGGACTATCTCACAAACGATCGGGGACTATCCACTGCCACTCTGCGAAAATATGAGGTGAGGAGCCATAGCCGCAATAGCAGCTATAACACCGACTTTTATGCATTCAAATTCGTGTCGCCCGACGGCGACTATGTGATGCTCAAGAGCGTGGGCATCCATAAGGATGATAAGGGGAGGAAGGACATCTGGTCTACCGCTGCCTATGCCACTCTCTGGGGATGGCCCACCGTTGACGACACCGCCGACCAGATCACCATCTGCGAGGGCGAGATCGATGCTATGTCGCTTTGCGATATGGGTGCCGATATGCCTGTTTTGTCTGTCCCGAGCGGATGCTCCAATATGGGCTGGATCGAGAATGATTATGAAGCCCTTGAACGGTTCGAAACCATCTATCTCTGTTTCGATAATGACGAAGCTGGGGAGAGAGCGGCCAACGAAGTGGCGAAGCGTTTGGGTATCGCTCGATGCAAGCGGCTCCGTGTTCCATCTCCGCATAATGATCTCAATGATCTGCTGTTATCTGGGGACGGGATGGGTCCACTATATGAGAACGCCGAATCGTATGACCCCAAAACTCTCAAGCCTGTCGATGGGATGGCGGCGGAACTTGCGGAAGAGATTGATCGCTACCAACAAGAGAATGAACATAACCCATTCTTGTTTCCAGAACTCAAATACAGGTTTAGGAAAGGCGAACTTAACATTGTAGGTGGATACCCAGGACACGGAAAAAGCCAATGGCTTTACCAAAGCTGTATGCATGAGATGCTCAATAATGACCGCCGTACCTGCATTGCTTCCTTTGAGATACCCAGTAAGTCCATGCTATTCAATATGTTATGGATGAACAATGGTCATATGCCAAGAGAGGAAAGTATCCAGTCTGATCTTACACAGTTTCAGGATAGGCTATGGTTCATCGAAGGAATGGAGGGCGGAACCAATAGCTGGGAATCTTTACACCAAGATTTTCTGTATGCACATCGTCGATACGGTGTTGATTTGTTCGTCATCGATGCACTCATGCATATCGCAGCTAAAGATGATTGGGGTGGACAAGAACGCATCGCTAAGGAGGCTGCAAAGTTTGCCATCGATAATGATGTCACAGTATTGCTGGTCTGCCATGCTGACGCCAAAAAAGCCGGGTCTGGGCAAATCCCAGAACTGGAGGATATTTTGGGTGGCCAAGGCATTGGGGCCGCAGCTCACTGCGTTGTCATAATCTGGCGGAATAAAGCCAAGGAGAAGGCCATTGAAGCTGGAGAGGATGTCTCGGATGAGATGCCTGATGGCAGAATGTACGTCCCCAAACAGAGGGCAAATGGTGTGACAATATATCGCGATTTATGGTTTGACACTAAGCGTCGAACCTTTTCACTAGAACCGAAACCTAACCTGGGAGTGGATCTCCCTTTTTAATATCATGATAACAATAACCTCAAGAAAACGCCTAGGGGATCCCTGGGAAAGCAAACAAGGGAATACCTATTTCCCTTTTGTCGTCAACTTGTCTGACGGCACCACGGTGATGGCCAATGGGTCCTCTGAGGATCCTTGGTGGAAAGAAGGATCACCAGTAGTCTTCAAGGACTCGGGCAACCGAACCGCGAAGGGTCTTCCCAAGGGCGGATTCGACAAGCCCATGGGTTTCGTACCGTCAGCCACGCCAGCATCCAATGTTTCCCGTGTAGCCCACGGTGAGCGTGAGATCGGCATGCGGGTGGGCATGAGCATCAACAATGCATGCTCCCTTCTTAGCGGCACCAAACTCAAAGGTGCTGAGTTCGAGAAGGAGCTGGAAGCCCTGGCTCGTTCCATCTATGCGGTTGCCGATCGCATCACCACCAACCCCACTGGTGAAACCCTCCATGACGTGAAAGCGGAAATAGCCGCCGAAGCTGACGAAGAGGTCCCGTTCTAAAATGCACATCTACCGGAGATACAAGAATGGTTCGATTCGTCTATTGAAGACGGTCGATACGCTCGCCAAAATGCGTAAAGCAAAGGGCGACTTGGCTGTGTCTATCACGACCAAACTCGGGATAGCACCCAGCCCATTCTTGGATCGCTGGCGGATGGAAAAAATCTACCACATCACCCGCTCCAATCCTGGGCTGTCGTTCGATGCTGTCGAGCGGCAGTCTTGGGGGATGCGGACTGACCTTGATGGATCTTTGGTTGAAAGCAGCGTGTTTGGTACACGCATCCACGCCGAGATTGAGCAGGCCATCATCCAGCTCATGCATGGCGCTGATTATCACAGCGAGTATGCATCATATTATCGCCCATTCCTTCAATGGATGGACAAATACCAAGTGCTTCCCACCGCCACCGAGAGGATGATCTTTGATGCCGATTTGATGTTGGCGGGAACAATGGACCTCATCGCAGAGATGGATGGACAGGTATGCGTATTCGATTTTAAAACTCGGGAATGCAAGGGGGCGGATCCACGGACTAAGACCTACCCCAAAGATGCCATGCAGCTCGCAATCGGAGCTGACATCATAAAGCGTCAACTAAATGCTGATTACAATTTGCCCATTTATTCGGTGATCATCGACACGGAAACGTGCCAGACGGGTGTTAAACGGTGGACCGAAAAGGCCCAACTGAAACACCTGAAGAAGGCCCTAGCCACCAACCATTACTACAACGTGATGAACGACCTTTATGCCCGTTGAGAAGCCGTACAATGGCGGAGAATGGACGACCGCTCGCATGCGATCATTTATTATGTCCGCCCTCCGAAGGGCCATGTGGCCCGTCAAATATAGAGCCATCCGGGATAGTTATGTTAAGGATGGAACTAACCCCAAGACAGGCCGCAAGTGCCGCCTGCACCGCTGCACAGAATGCGGCGATCTATTTCCCCAAAATCAAATGCAGGCTGACCACATTGAACCTGTAGTCCCGCTGGAGGGATTTGAAAATAAGGTGTGGCTGGAATACGACTGGAATGAATTGATACAAAGGCTCTATTGCGAGGCTGATGGATTGCAGGCGGTCTGCAAGTCCTGCCACAAAACGAAGAGCGCGGAAGAAAGAAAAGCTAGAAATGACTACAGAAAACAGAACGCAATATGAAAAGTCAGCGATCACCCAATACAAGCAACATGCATTGTGGCGAATCGTAAACTCCTACCCATCAATACATTGGGTTGATATGCTACACGAAAAGGTTTGTGATGCCAGGATAAGAAACTGGGCAGCATCCATAATTTGGTGGGCATATCGACATGATAAAACACCCAAACCTGGACAAAAACTATACGAAATGATGGATGCATTTAGACCATCGGTATTTGGCCGGGATGCGGAATTGAAGGAAGCATTTCACGCGTTGGGCTTGCCCAACCCAGTGAGCGAAAAATATCAGTCCACCCACCCCGAATATGCCTGAATGGGCATACGTTTTATACACAGACGAATCGAACTATGAAAAAACTAACTAAAAGAAAATACTATCGTTTCATTGGGGATGGGGCTAATTGCTGGCTGTCTAAGCAGGATGTTGAGATAATAAAGGAGAACCTGCACGAACCACTGGGTTACATGGAAGGTTTAATAAAGATAAACGTATCTAAAATCATGCCTAACAAAAAGACTATGTGGTTCGACGATAAAGATTTCATTGAGTGCGATGAAGAAACTGAAGCAATCT